CTTCTGTTGTATTCCCAGAATGAGCACCTACAAATGTATTACTATGTGCAGCCCCCTCTAATTCATATCCAGACTTAAAACCTATACAAGTATTATTATCTCCATCTAATCTATCTCCAGTAATTCCATTCCCTGCCATGGTCCCTACGAATGTATTCTGTTCACCCTCTTCAACATAACGTCCCGCATGATTACCTATTGCAACATTCCTTCCCTCGTCATCACCTGCAGCATTATAATATTGCAGTGCTTGATATCCAATAGCAGTATTTCTATCTCCTAGTATATTAGTAGTTAATGCAGAGGTGCCAATTGCTGTATTATATTGACCAGATGTAACTTCTGTACCACAATCAAAACCAATAAAACAAGAACCATTAGCATCAGTACTATCTATCGCATCTCCTGCATTTGCTCCTATAAGAACTGTATTAGAAAGAGACCCAGAAGATGGGTCTCCACCAGCACCATATCCCATCATTACATTTGAACCTCCTGCTACTAGCGAATCACCAGCAGTAGAACCTATTATTGTATTTTTAATTCCCGTAACTAATTCACCAGCAGCCTTCCCTACCGCTACATTGTTATCTCCGCAATCAGCACTTAATGCAGATGTGCCAATCGCCACATTATAAGAACCCTCATCTGTCCCATCACCCGCATAAGTGCCCATAAATGTGTTATCTACTCCTGTAGTAAGAACAACTCCCGCATTCATTCCAACAGCCGTATTATTTGTATTTTCTGATGTCCCTGTCATTGCGGCTAAAGCATTATAACCAACTGCGGTATTTCTATCACTATCTGTCGCTACTTGTAGTGCGTGATAACCAATACCTACATTATATCGACCATCAGTAAGAGCTTTTAATGCCATATGACCTATTGCAATAGAACCATCTGAATTTGTATGATTTGTAGTATATAATGCTTCATGACCAATAGCTATATTACTTCCACCACCTGTGCTTGCAGCCAAAGCATTTGTTCCAATTGAAATATTATTACTTCCTGTTGCATTTGCAGTTAAACATGTCGAACCTATTGCAATATTATAATTCCCAGAAGTATTTACAGTAAGAGCTCCATGATTAATCGCTACATTATGATGTCCTGAAGTATTTGCCGCTAGAGTTCTACCTCCAAGAGCTGTATTATAATATCCTGTAAGAGCAGTAGCTCCACCTGTAGGTGAAGGACCATGTAATGCTAGAACACCTAACGCTGTATTTCCATAAGCTGTATTGTTAACACCAGTCGAATCAGTATCCCCACCAGCCATAGCAGAAAAACCAATTATAGTATTTTCTTTATTATATGTAGCACCAGTATTTGCAGTATTACCTAAATAAACACCCGCTTGATATCCAATAAAGGTTGCTCCAGCACCTCTAACACCTAAATCAGTATGAGGATTGAGTGAACCACCTGCGCTATATCCAATAAATATACTTCCATCACCATTTTCATCATTAAGTGCATCTGCTGCATATGCACCTACTACAACACACCTATCTACATCTTGAGCTGCATCAAGAGCAGAAGTACCTATAGCAACATTAGTGCTACCTGAAACATTTGCCTCTAAAGCTTCATAACCCATAGCAACATTATAACCACCCGTAAGATTCATTTTCAATGCACTCATTCCAACACCTACATTCTTTGCAGCTGTGCAATGAGCAACGCCATCTCCAGAATTGCCACCCATAGCATTACGACCAATAAGTACATTAGAATTAGCACTATTATTAGCTACATCATCAGTTTCCCCATTAATAAGAGCATGATGTCCAATTGCAATATTACTTATTCCTGCAAGATAAGCACCTGTTTTTGCTCCAATAAATACAGAATGAGAAATATCAGTAGTACTTAATCCAGCACTTGCACCCACCATTACATTCTCATATGCTGTGCCTGTTAATGATAATCCTGCATTATGACCGATTGCTGTATTTTCATCACCTTCTATTTCAGAACCATTAGTTCCTTTTCCTGCATTAGTACCAACAAAGGTATTTTGAATTCCTGATGATATATATTGACCAGCCTGTGTACCAATAGCAACATTCTGTCCTGCTGCTGCTTCAAATAATGCTCTATATCCAATAGCAATATTCTGGTCCCCATCAACATTAGTTAATAATGCTTCATATCCTATAGCAATATTATATTCACCTTCAGTATTTGCAGTTAAACTTTTATACCCTATCCCAATATTTGCAGTACCATCAGTAAGACTATATAATGCATTCTGTCCAATTGCCACTTGAGCATCTGTTGTGACTGCACTATACATGGCATTAGACCCTATTGCAATATTATTATCACCGCTAGTCATTCCATATCCAGCTTGCCAACCCATAACTGTATTATAATTTCCAGTAAAAGCTCCGTTTCCACCTGCATGATGTCCAATAGCTATGCTACCAGTACAATTAACTCCAGAATTATCCATTGCATATGCACCTATTGCAATATTTTTATCAACATCTAATGTAGTTCCCGCTAGTGCAGAACGTCCAATGGCAACATTTTCTTTTGATTGAGCTGTTGAAGAAGAAAGGGCATTGGACCCAACTATCGTATTCCCCTCGGCATTACTTCCAGTTATATTAGCCCCAGCTAAATATCCTATAGCTGTATTACTACCATGAGTTGCATCCTTTAAAGCATTATATCCTACGGCTGTACTATTTGATGATGATTCATTAGTATAAAGAGCTTCTCGCCCAACCGCAATATTATAACCTCCAGTTGTTACATTCCTTAAAGCACTATCTCCAATAGCTATTTGCCATGAACTAGTATAACTAGCATCAGTTAATGCTTGATATCCTATAGCTATATTTTTTGCTCCTAGAGCAGTACCATTTTCCATTGCTTGATAGCCTATTGCAATATTATAATTAGCGTCGCTATCATTACAAAGTTCCATAGCATTATACCCTATAGCGACATTACCACTTGCTCCAGTTTCAGTAGTTAATGTATTCGTACCTATAGCAACACTATTTGCAGCTGTAGGCAGAGCGTCTCCTGCGCCTTGTCCTATAGCAACACTATCTTTAGTTACTCCAATATTCATTAATTGAGCACCACCATCAGCTATAGTAAAATCTCCACCATCTGCATCAATTGTAACATCACCTGCAACATCTAGCGTTAAATTTCCATCACATGTAATATCATCTCCATTAACCGCTAAATCTCCAGTTAATACGGTATCTCCAGTTACAGCAAGATTCCCTGCTAAAATTGCATTATGACTTGCATCAATAGAAAATGAATTATTTGCAAGAGTTCCATCAAATGCTGCATCAGTATTAATTACAAATGCATCTGCAGAATCATCAATACCCATAATTGTTTTTAATGTACTATGACCAAATGTTATACTTCTATCTGTGCCATCTACATCTGAACCAATAACGACTCCACCTCTAGTAGTTAAATTACCTAACGCTGTAAGATTACCTGCACTAGTTAACGTTAATGCACTAACATCATAAGTACCATCTTCTGGACTAGCTCCTGTACTAGAGGACCTAGTCTTCCAATACATTGTTCCTCCATCAGCAACTTCCCATAACCAAGACTCAGCTGCTACTGCACCTAAATCACTTGTCATATATAATTTTGCAGATTGACCATCGTGTCCAAATACCTGCATACTATAAAAATCACTAGAATCATTTAGTACTTTAAACATAACTGCACTACCAGTAGAATCTGTTATGTTAAAATTATTGCCATCGGCTAAATTTGCAGTCTTAGTGCCTGTTTCGCTAACTGCTGCTGATATTGTTTCGAGTATCCAATTTGTTGCCATCTATTCTCCTTATAACTTTGGCACAGCTAACTGCCTAACACCTGTTTTACGGTGTGGGTATTGTTTAATAGTTTTTTCATATTTAGCTTTAAAATAAGCTGCTTTTTGTAAATCACCCATATCTTCTAATAATCTTGATTTAACATAATCAACTAGTGCTGGATGTAATCCAGAATTTAAACCAGAACCTTCAATTGTACCATCATCAGCAAGTGATGTAGTTGATAAATTATGTGTTAGTGATGATACTTCTGTATATTTTGAGTGATAATGTATCCTAAGTCCATTACCTACATCTGAGCCAGTAAATGTATCATAAACATCATCAACTGTAGTTGTTGAATCAGAAGATAGTACTCGACAAACAACAGCTAATCTATTATCATCATTATACCATGCAAAATAATCATTAGGATATGTACGTTTGTCTGTTGCCATCTATTCTCCTATGTCTTAGAATCTGCGCTAATATCGCTATCTTCTTTTAATAATTTGTGAGGGTCTGCTAATTTAGGAATCATCACATATCTATCATTATTGTCTAGTATTTCTACCCTAAAAATATCAATTACTGAATCATCATCTAAATCATACCATCTTTGATATGAAGTTAATTCTGTTTTAGCAATAGCGCTATAATGCTGTGCTTTAGACGCTATATCTAATAATCCATCATTAATTAATCTATACATATATTGTTCTGGTTGTCTACCAAATAAATGTTCTACTTGTTGTATTACGTCTTTAACAGTCATTTATTCTCCTATACGCTTGCTATAAACATTTCTAAATCAACTGTACTAGCACTTGCGTCAGCTTGAATCGTTCTTAAATCCCCTAAAGCTGTATCTGAACCAGCATCAGCATTTTCAGTTGCATTAAAAACATCTACCATTCCTCCATCATTATCAGCAGACCAGATAAAAGAATTTCCTGCATCAAGTTTAATAGCTACTTCATCATTATCTTCATTCGTAAATGTTAGTGTAATAAAATTTGTATCATCTTTATTAGTAAATCTCATGTATCTTACAGCAGAATCATTATAATGTCCAGATGAAGCAACAGCTCCACTAAATGTAGCTATTGTAGCTTCATTAGTTGTAATAGTTAAAATCCTTTGAGATATCTCAGCAATAGATGCAATACTCGATATTGTAGTTCCACCTTGATTTTTACCATTAAGCGTAAGAGATTCTGTGATTGTTACTGTCATTGTTGCTGCTGTTAATGTTGTTGCCATATTTTACTCCAATTTATTGTCTTTTAGACTTTTCTTCTTCCCCATAAGAGACACTTCCAGATACTAACATCTTCACTCCCTTATCATAATCTTGTTGTAATTTCATTTGTTGTGCTTGATACCATTGATATTGCTGTTGATTTTCTTGCATTCTTGCAGCAGCTTCTTGAATATATGCCCCAGCTATTCCTATTTTTAGTTGTATTTCTTGACCATAAGCAGTTGCAGTTTTTATATATCCTTCTGCAGTTTTTACATAAGAATTTGCAGTATCAATATATCCTTTAATTGCTAAACTTTTAGCCCCTGAAAATCCAGTCCTTGACTCAACTTCTCTAGAGAAAGCATTAACTTCTGTTAAAGCTCCTTCTATAATTGATACCCATTCTGCAATATGTGTTTGTGCTCTTTTTATTTCACTATCCGCTATTTTAATAGTGCTTTCTACAAGCTCTGTATCCTCTTCAGTAAATAAATATGTTGCTGCATCTCCTGCTGCATCTCCTGTAGGAGAATTAGCGCCATCATCTATAATCTTTTGAGCATTATCAAGCGCATCCTTGACTCTAGTTAATTGTTTATTAGTAGTATCAAAAGTAGCTCCATCAGTCCAGTTATAAGTTCCCATTCTATCAGCAGCAGTCTTTATTGCTGCTAATGCTGTAACAATACCTGAACTACTTCCATCAGTTTGAGTAGCCAGCTCACCAGCTTCTGTAATAGCTTTAACTACTTCAGCTTTAGCTAACACTACGTCAGCTTTAGATAATACAATTTCTGCATTAACACTATCTGCCAATGCTTGTGTTTCATCTAATTCTGTCTTAGTAGCAGTGAATGCTGTAGTAATATCTGTATTAGAGTTCATTTCATTCATCTTATTCTGCAATACTTTTACAGATGCATATAATACTACTAAATATTCTGCTTCATCTGGAAAGTTTGGTATTGTGCTTACGTCACTACATGTAATAGAAGGATATGAGATATGATATGCTTTTGCAGGTTGAGCATCAGTAGGTGTTGGTTTTACAAATAATGTTGCAGCGTTACTACCATTACTATCTATCCAATACACTGGGTCAGTTTCAGATGCATAATGCATCATATTTCCAGAATCATTTGACATATCTCCATACATCGCTGGAATTTTTCTACATGGGGCATAATATCCAGAATCAGCGTTTTCTCTTGTTACATGCATTATTTCACCTATAGCATCTAAATCTACAATAGTAGCACTTGCATTTAGTAGAGTAAATGTTGTGCATTTTGCCTTTAAATTAGGAGGCAAAACATTAATTATTTCCTTTGCTCCATTAGCTGCCCAATCATTCATTTCGGTATTATTTGCTGTTCCTGCTAATGCTTGTATTTGTGCATCAAAATTTGCCATTATCGCCTATTCCTATCAGCTATATCTTGGTCCATAGTAGTTTGATTAAATTCTACTTTAGTCTGTCCACTCCAAGTCTTACGCATGTTTATATGATTATTTACTGCACCATCACTAAATTTATGCTTTTTAGGTTTATATGGTACTAATTCACCATCTTCATTTCTTTCCCATCTAATGCGTGCCATTAATATTTAGGCTTTTTAGGAGAGTTAGGCATTAATGGATTCATACCAATTTGGTTAAATCCAGTAGTTCCATCTCCTGCATAATTAGTTTTTATTCGTTCTATTGCATCAATTTGTCCACCTGAAGAATAATCAATACTTAATGATGGATTAGCATTTACCCTAGCATGTGCTTCATCCACCCCTTCTTCTGTATATGGTAATTCTTCTACTGCATTACCTGATAAATCTGTTATCTTAAGCATAACTTTTCTCCTTATTAAGATGTTGGAATATTATAATTCATAGCCACAACCATAGTAAGTATTCTATCTCCACGTAATGCACAATGACTTACAGAAACAACAATATTGTTTGCATCGTCAAGAGCTGCAATATAATCTTGCACATCTCTAGCAATTGTTCCCGTACTACCATCTTGAGCACCTTCGCTTGCATCATGGATAAAAGTTTTTACCTTAGTGTTTGTATCACCATATGCTGCCATAATTTCTCCTAGTTAAATATAATTCAAAATTTTAGTAGGTTCGCAGGGCATCTTTTATTGATACCCTGCACAGTCCTACAAAACTGTTAATCCTTATTGATTTGGATTATGAACCAGCAAATACTGGAGGTGTTGCAGAAACACCATTCCCAGTTACATACCACAACAATCCATCACATACGAACTTAAACCAAGTTCCACCTTCTGGGGTTGCTGCAGTTAACTTAGAATTACTGCTTCCATTTGAATATACACCATCCACTGTAGCTGCACCTGTAGCGTCTGAATCGGATGCACAGACACCACCAACAAAATAATTAGTATCTGAACCAGATGTAATTATAATGTTTTGTCCGTCATTAGCTGCACCGCTGTACCAGAACTCGAATACGAGCCCTTTTTCTTCAGCTGGTAGGCTTATTGTACAATGAGCAGTTAAATCAGGAACAGAATGAATCTTTCCCGAATCAGCTGCTAAACATGTGTATGTTGCTGCGTCAGGTATCTTAACAAGACCTTCTGCGTTTCCACCATAGTTATTGCTATTTTCATTGATTATATCGCTTCTCATTAGATTGCCTCCAAGTTGATAACTGCGTGAGTTTCAGGAAGAGATACTTCAAGACCAGCTTCGGTCAATATCATATCTTTTCTTAAATCTTCATCAGCTTGTTGAACATTAGTTGTGATTGATGTATCACGATTAACACCATTCCCAACAAGAGGTCTATATGAAACATGGTCAAGGTCAACAAAAGCCATAAGACCTGAAGAATTATTTCTAAACAATGGTTCTTTTACAATAGTACAATCACCATGAACAGTTTCAATCCTCATTATTTTATGACCAAATGAACCTTCACTCTTCGCAAAGTTATATCTTCCTTCTCCAGCGAAGCTATTATCAACAAACCCAGCTAGTTTATTAAAATGAGATATAACTGGAAGTGAAGCTAAGCATAGTTTTGCGGATGAACCACCCCTTGCAGGGTCATACATAACCTCAAAAGCACCTAGCAAGCTATCATAAGTCATTTCACTTGTTGCCCATCCACCTAAATATGGTTTATCTTCAGCGTATGCAGCTAATGCTCCACCACCTGTATTTGTACCATTTTGAAGTACATGACCAACAATACCTTCAGTATATTGAATCCCACTTTGTGAACCTCTCATACCAAAAAGCATTGCTCTTTCAATATCAACTTTATGTTCTCTTAATTTAAGATTCCATAATCTTGCCCATTCATCAGCATATCCACGATATACAGTAGCTCTAGCTGTATTAGACATCTCACAAGCTGTTTTAAAGATTTGAGTGTATCCATAATCGTTATCTAGCTCTTGAGACCATACATCTGGAGCACCTGAACCTTGCTCAAATGATGTACCAATTACGACAGCATCACCTTCATCATCAAGTGTTGTAGTCGCTGCACCAGCTGTAGAGGCAATAGTTGTAACTTGAATTGTAGTATCAGCTGCATTATGTTGAACTGATTCAATTCTACCTGTTGCTCTAGTTACTGATTCTGTGTCTGTACCGCCACTTAGATTTACATTTTCTGCAAATTCAACGACCATACCTTTAATAAGCCATTTAACATTACCATCAGTACCAGAACTTCCTGTTGCTGATTCAACAGTAACAGCAGTGCTTCCACCTGGAACTGCTAATGTTTGGCCTCCGTCAATTTTAAAACTTCTATCAGTGATAGCTATTTTTGTTCTATCTTCCAAAAATCGGAATTGACTATCCGAAGTTGGAACTTTTCCTACTTTTGACAAATATACGAAAAACGGTGATTCTTCTGGAGCTAAATCAGCGACCCTATCGCTAAAATCATACAATCTTCTAGTGCTTAAACTAGCACTATCAGTAGTTGCACTACCAGGAGTTCCGAATTTCACTTGTCCACTATTATAAGTAGCCATTATATCTCCTTAGTTTATTATTTACAATACTTTCGCACGACTCCCAGCTTTCGTTATACTATCCCACATTGCATCTTTATCCGTCTTAGGAGCTTGTGGCTGTTGACCTTGCAACACCCCACCCACTGCTGGGTTCTCCTGTGTATTGCGAATATCATCAAGTGGGTTTGGTACTTGATTGCTGGGTTCAGAACCAGCTACAGACCTCCACATCTTAATAGCACCATCAACACCATACTCTGCAGGATTCTGAGCAGCAAATTGCATAAAAGAGTCTACCTCTGCGGGATTTAATCCCCTCTGTTGTAGTTCGGTCTTTAATTGCATCTCTCCTTGATTTCTCTGAAGTCCTTGCATTTGTTGGTTGACAGCACCATGAATTGAGTCCTGTAACTCTTGTTGTCTGAACTTGTACGATTTAGACTGCGGGTCATTATAGGCTTCCCATGGGTCAAATTCATCTTTTTCTAAAGCAACACGTTCTGGACCTGCTGGTTGACCACTTGGAGCACCTTGCACCATACCAGCTACTGCATTTGCGATATCTGGTCGTGATTCCAACAACTTTCCAATTTTTTCATATTGCTGTAGTTTTGAGTTTTCGGCAGAAAGTTTATCCTTTTCACTTTGGAAGTATTTTGCTTGGTCTTCCCAGTTCCCAGAACTCTCCTGCGTATCGACTACTTCGTCTTGCCCTACATTATCTATGGCTTGACCTTCTTCTAGATTTCCATTCTCCAATGCGTTATCCATTACTTAGCTCCTTTCTGCGATTTCTCTTTTCCTTTTTGAGCTTCACTACGAGTATTTAATCGTAATTTCTCGGATTCGAGTTTAACCGCATCTGTTAATCTGCCTACTTGCAGCTTACTATTTGCTTTGCTATCGAGCTCTTGCTCTTTTAGCCTTGTTTTGAATTTTTCTACTTCAGTTCTCTTACGTGAAGAAACTGATTCTCTTTCAGCAGTTTGCAAGTCACCACTAACTTTCTTAAGTTGTTCTTGTGCCTGCTGTAACATACCTTGTAATTTAGCCACTTCATCTGTTCTTTGTAATATACCTTCCTTATCAAAGATTTCTGTTTTCTTCAGAGCTTCAACTCTATCAATGAGTCCTGCTTGGTATGCTTCCATGTATATCTGCCATTCTCCCCATTTATTAGATGGGAGAGTTGAATTACCAATAATTCTAATATCAAATTGGCCTACAGATACATCATTTTCAATTGATTGTAATTCTTTTGTTTTATCATCATATAATCTTTTATTAATTGTAAACTCAGTTAAATCATTATTTGGCTGTACAATTCTAAATGTTTTCTTAAATCCATAATGTTGTTTTGCAAGATTATATGCAACTTGTCCTAATCTTTTTAATGAGCCCTCAATATCTCTAAGCTTTGACTTAGACCTTCTTTGGCCTACATCCTCCATCATCATGGTAGCACTATAAGTCTTAGGAGCTGCATCTGCATTCCCTTGCATCATTTCAAATATACCAATATTAAGGTCAATATATCCTTCAATCATCTTAGGTAAAGTCAATATTGAACTAGCAAGTGGAGCTGGCTGTGGAAAATGAGGTTCCCCAAAAGATGGGTCATATTCGATGGTAGCGTTGGGATTCGCCCAATCTCTTTCCAACTCCTCAATATCACTAACACTACCTTGGGGTACGAGTAGCTTCAGTCCAGCTGAAGCCTGAGCATGGGATGTTATGAGAGATACCGTCTTATTGAGGAACCTTTGAAATGATTTATTCTTCCTAACATCACTCATAGGATATGGAGTATTTGTCCAAATATTAGGAACTGGTACTATTGGATATATATCTGTGTCGCAAACCATTTCGTATAACACAATTTGTCCAACAGTACACGTTAATTTAATTCTTGATTGAGTTACTTCTACATAATCAATTAATTGTCTTTCTATTGCTTTGGCAAAATCTTTGTCTTGAGCCATTTGAGCAAATTGCTCTTGAGTCATAATACGTTCGTCCCCAGTCCTAGTATCTATAACTCTATAAAATGGAACTCTAACTTTTCTATAATATTCTAATAATCTGTATTTATTAACTCCATAATCTTTATCTTTTGTATTATCAGGAGTAAAAGATTGCATTGTAGTTTTATTTGTTGCATCTGGATAATCTTCTTCTCCACCAATTCCTTCTATTTCATCAATAAGTAATTTATCGGAACCCTCTTCCATTGGTTGATTCAATTGAGGATATAAATCTATTAATTGCTGTTTACTAAGGATTGTTGATACTATCATTCCTGATGCATCATCAAAATAACGATTTCTAGAGTTCGGGTCTACATATACTCTAAATGGGTCAACATATGTAAATTTAACTTCTCCTCTTCCATAATCACCATCTTTATCTAAATAACAATAAAAGTATCCTAGGCCTGTAACAGCATAATCATGGACTACTTGCTTGAATATCTCGTTACCATCTGACCTATCCCAAATGTATTCAAGAATAGTTCTCCACACATTCGCAAGCTTATTATCAGAGTCTTCTCTCCCTACTGCAGAAAACTTAGGGGTCTTTGAGGTAATAATTGCTTTAAACTGTTCTATAGCAGAATAAAGTCTATCCATTGGCATTGAAGACTGATTTCTTGAGTCAAGTTCGTCTACTTCTGCTTGAGAAAAATGATTGCCTAAATAGAAGTCAATGTCTTCTCTGGCAGCTGTATCCCAGTCAGCTCTAGCATCTTTCCAGCGGTCAAAGAGTTCTCTTACTTCTTTTACCCTAATATCTTCGTTTATCATAACTTATAATATAATCCTATTTATCTTCATAAACAATAGCTATTTTCGAGCCCCAGTAAGCCAATTATATGCTTTCCGTGGTTTATACCATGTTCCATCTTTGTTTTTCTTCTTTTTCTTGGTTCCTGCTTTAGGGTTTCCCTTGGCAAACTGAGTCGCAAGCCAAAATGCATCAATTGTATCATCATGAGAACCTTTAGGGAAATCAAGCAATTCTCCAATAAACTCATGCATTTCCTTTTTAATGTGTACAGCCCCTGCTTTAAACATTGGTTGTAGCCCCTCAAACAATCTATCCTTTTTCTTTTGGTTGTAGTTCTTAATTCCTTTTTCGATACCAGGCAAAAATAGCCCTTCCCTTTTACTTCGTTTCATTACGTAATCTCTTAACATCTCCTGATATGCAATTGTTTCTATATTTATCCTTCGTATTGGGTCGTATCGTTTTGTAATTTCAAATATCTTGTCGGCACAGTCCATGGGTAAGACTCTTTCTCTCCAATATTCAATAACATAATAATCAAATTCGGAAGTAACACCAATAACCATAATAACAGAATAATCGTTATGAACGCCAAGTGTCGAAGCTGGGTCAACACCAATGTAAATATTAACAAACTCTTTTCTCCCATCGTCGAGTTTGATATACCATGACGCATATTCTTGATTATACCTTGCATTTCCTTTATATTGCGCATTATTAATATCCTCCTCGCTGAATATCTGGTCTTCAGGAGATTTAGCTTGGTTCATATACTCTTGATAAAATTTAGCTGGGGTTCCTGAATCAATGTAAAATTGCTTACGCTCTTCTAATTTCTTCAATGGCCACCTTGAAGGCCAAATAGGAGCGCCATCTTCTATAGCTTTTTTAGTATATACATCCCAAGCAAAGTCCTCTCCTGTTTTAACACATTCATTATGCTTGGTAACAAGTCCATTTAAAAAACTATCATAATGGACAATTGTTCCATTACACCATAAAAATCCTCTTTTATCAAAATCAATCGCTGGATATACTGCAGCTGTCACCCATTCCTTAATTTGCCGTCTAG